ATAAAAAGTTAAATTTAGGTGCGTTTGAAAACTCACCGTTTTTAGCGACAACGGAACCAACGTTGGTAGCCAGTTTGACAAATATTAGAAATTCAATAAAAGGCGGCGTAAAAAATGTAGTAAATGAGCAAGGGGTTGTCACTCAAGTTAAGGTTCCTCCTTCGTTTGAGGCGCTGGATCAGGTGCGCCGCAAGCTAGGCGATGTGTTTGCTGGCAAAGATGTAGAAGGATTTAAAAATATTAGTCGGGAACAAGCACAAGAGCTTTACGGTTTAGTTCGTGCGGCTCAAGTTGAGTATGCCGGTGGCAAGAACGGTGCATTCGATATGCTCTTGCGTAACTATGCAGAAGACAAAGCATTGTTAAACGCACTAAAGATTCCTGCTGGTAAAAAGATTATTGGTAAAGATTTAATCAATCCAGAATACTTTACTTATGATCCGTCTGGCTTGGCGCGTGAGTTCTTCTCTACCAGAAAGAAAGTCCAAGACCTTTTCAATCTGACCAAAGACCCTGCGTTTGTGGAGCAGCAAGCATCTAACCATGTTGCCCGTAGCATCAAGGGTATGGATGCAGCCAAGCTCAAGGATTACATATACAAGAATGGCGAATGGCTAGACTTGATGCCCGGCCTTCGTAATCGTTTGCAGGATCATTATGCTGCGGTGGTGCGGTCTGGTAGTGTTACGCCAAAGACACGGGAACTAGCCAAAAGTCTAAAGACTGAGATTAAGGCATTGCCAGAAACTGGTCGTGTTGAGGCCGGGAAAGTTCAAGCCGCTGCTGCAAAAGAAGCTGAAGATGTTGTAAAGGCTGGCAAGAAAGAAGCTAAACAACTAATGGCAGAAGGCACAGCCAAAGCTAAAGAATTAAAACCAGTTCCTGAAAAGTTTGTGGCTCTGATTGGTGCTGGTGATCCAGTGGTACAGATCAGGAAGCTGATAACGGAAGGCAACACAGAGAAGCTGCGTCGTGCTGCGCCGTTTATTACTTCTAATACACAGGTGGCAGAAGCCTTTAAACAGGCAGTGCGCCAGGAACTCTCGCAGATAGACCCAAGAACACTAGCCGGTGGTAGAAGTGTTCGTGGTGAATGGGAAACCAAGATTCGCCCTGCGCTGGAATCTACAGGATTGATAGATACAAAATTAGCAAAAGAAGTTTCTGATCGTCTGCGTACTGCACAGCTAGTCATGGAGCCTAACCAAGCGGTGAATGCTTCCTTGTATGTGCTGCGTCAGTTAGCAGCCGGTCAACTTGGGGGTGTGTTTAGTCAATAGGAGGCGGTATGAAAGATATGGTTATGGCTCCAGGCGGTCAGATGGTAAGCCGCAAAGAGATGCGTCAAATGGAAGCTGACACTAATCGTGGCGGCGAGAACGAAATGCGTGGCTCTATGGATGCTCAGAAGGCGTTAGGTCGCAGTTTGAAGGTTACACCTATGCGTGGTGGCAAGCGCAAGATGAAGCGCTAGGAGACTGCTATGCCACTTAAAATGGGCTACAGCCAGAAGACTATGAGCGCTAATATTAGTAAAGAGGTTAAGCGCGGTAAGCCACAGAAGCAAGCAGTCGCTATTGCTTATTCTGTTGCTAGAAAAGCAAAGAAGGCGGCTAGAGGAAAGCGATGAAGAAAAAGGATAAGGGGATAAATCCGGCGTTAGAGGATGCGATTTCGCAAATGCTAACGGCGGTTATGGGAGATTCCACAGCGTCAATTACCGACAAGACAAAGGTACTTGATCGCGCTTTAAAGCTGGAGGCTATCAAGCTCAAGATCGCAGATGATGAGTGGGGTGCTGGCTTTGCCAATGATGAAGATGAGTAGTATTATGTGAGTACCATTTATTATTAGGGGATACACATGGATGCTATTCAAGTTGTCAGGTTGGCACTTTCCATCATTGGTGAGAGACTGTTGACGGTTTTGGCTTTGTTGCTGGTATTTGCAATGGGTTGCTGGTCGATGTACGAACCGCAATGGGAAAGGCTGGTAGCTTTGACTGTCTTTGCCATATTTACATTTTTGGTTTTGCGTAGAGATAGGAGTATGAAAGATGAAAAAGTATCAGGAGAGTAACCAGCAGAAGGCCACGGCAACTCGCCCACAGATTCCGTCTGATGCAACGGGTGATGGTGATCCTTACTACAAATCAGGCGTTCTTCCTAAAGGCGGCTTCCAGGCTCAGTGGTGCTTCGGCGGCTCTAGTGACCGTAAGAATAGCCCAACAGTGGGCGATGGAAAGAAGGTGTACTGATGGCTAATAACATTGCCTTTCAACCTATGGGCAAAACGTATAAGGCTAATGCCACTACGTCTGTTCAGCAGTTTCAAATTACTGCTGATAGCCCTGTAAATCAATACATGATCGTAAGCCATGAGGCTGCGGGTGCTGGATTGCCGGTTTATGTTCGCATTTCAACAAGCGCTACCGCTAACGTAGCCGTACCTGGAAATGGTACTCCGCAATATTCAATTGTGATTCCACCAGATTCTGTCGTGATTGTTACTGCCGCACAGGTTAGTCCAACAGCAAATGTGTATTGCACATTCGTTGCTGAGTCTGGAACACCAGAGGTTTACATTACACCAGGGGAAGGTTTGTAAATGTAGCGCAAAGGAATAAGGAAATGATTGACCCTGTAACTATTGGGCTGGCAATACAAGGCGTAAAGTTAGTGGTCAACGGCATTAAAGCCGCTGCTGACGAAGCCAAAGAAGCATTTGACAGCATCAATGAATGCGTTGAGTCAGGGAGAAACTTAGCTGAATCACTTTCTCCGGTGAAAAAGTTTTTCTCAGCGGCAGGGAAGTACGAAACAAACAGAGCGCAATTAGAAGAAGCAAAGGCAGCACAGGAAGAAGCGGCAGAGCGTGGTGAAACCGTAGCAGATCATATGTCCGATGCCGAATATGTCATGGAGTTAATGGCAATTGACCGGCAGATCAAGCAATACTACGATGACATCAAGCACATATTCATCTACCACTTCCAGGAAGCGGGAATGTGGGATGAGTTTTGGCAGCGGATGGGCAAGCTGCGTGCTGACAGAGAGGCCAAAGCAGAGGCCAAGCGTCGCGCTGAAACAGAGAAGCGGCTGCAAGAGAAAGCGGCTGCAATGAAGAAGCGTCGCGCCATTGCCAAGCGAGTTGAAATGGTACAAATGGTTTTGGCTGGCATTGTGATCGTTTGTTTGTTGGTTGGTTTTGTTTATGCAATGCGGTGGATGATTCAACAAGGAGGTTGATATGCTAGGACTTGATGCGCTGCTAGGTATAGGCGGCAAACTTATTGATAAACTGATACCTGATCCAGAAGCCAAAGCTAAAGCGCAGCTAGAACTGACTAAGATGGCTCAAGATGGTGAGCTTGCTAAGATGGCAAACGAAACCAAACTTTATGAGACAGAGCAGGACAATCTGACTGAGCGCCTAAAGTCTGACATGGGCAGCGATAGTTGGCTCTCCAAGAACATTCGCCCTATAACTCTAATCTACATCCTGGTTGCATATTTAGTGCTGGCAATCCTTGACGCTGCATTAGTTGATATTGCAGATTCTTTTGTGGAACTGCTAGGACAGTGGGGGATGCTTGTAATGTCGTTTTATTTCGGTGGTCGCACTCTTGAGAAGATCATTGATATAAGGGCTAAAAAATGAAGGATAACTTTGAAGCATCCTTAAAGGCTGTTTTGAAACATGAGGGTGGTTTTGTAAATCATCCTAAAGACCCAGGCGGCATGACTAACCTTGGCGTGACTAAGAAGGTTTGGGAAGAATGGGTAGGCCATGCGGTTGATGAAAAAGCAATGCGTGCGTTGACTCCTGAGATTGTGGCTCCCATGTACAAGAAGAAGTATTGGGATGCAGTCAAAGCTGATGAGATGCCTGAAGGTTTAGACTATTTGATGTTTGATTTTGCGGTAAACGCTGGCGTAGGTCGAGCAAGTAAAACCATACAAAAAGCTGTTGGCGCGACACCAGATGGAGCTATTGGCGCAAAGACAATGCAAGCCATTCGTGACGCAGACCAAACAAAGTTAGTGGAAAACTTTAGTAAAGAAAAAGAAAACTTCTATCGTAGTCTGGCAACCTTTGGCACATTCGGTAAAGGCTGGCTACGTCGAGTTGCAGAAACAAAAACTCATGCAGAATCTATGCTGGCATAGGTGCAATCATGGCTAAAAAAGGTGTGAGCTTATCTGTAGGACGAGGCGAAAAGCTGCCTGTTAGCAAGGGTGCTGGTCTGACTGCAAAGGGTAGAGCCAAGTACAACCGTGAGACAGGAAGCAACCTGAAGCCTCCTGCGCCTAACCCTCAGACAAAGGCTGATGCCGGTCGCAAGGCTAGCTTCTGTGCCAGGATGGGTGGCGTGGTGAGAAAGTCTAAGAATTCAGAACGCGCAAAAGCCAGTATGCGGAGATGGGGATGCCGGTAGAAGATCAGGACATTATGAATCTTGTCTCTCAAGAGCGTGATCCCATGCTACTTGAGGCCGCTAAGAAAGAGTATCCAATATTGGATCAATACGATATTGGATACAAGTATTCGCCAAAGCAAGACATTGAGAAATACGGTGGGTTAGAGTTCTTCCCTTCCGACGAGCCTGGTTCTCCAGAGCGCCCCCGCCCCAAAGAATTTCCAGTTGGTAAGCCGCTTGTCGAAGTTTACGATCCCAAGACTAGGCCGATAGATATTCTTGGCGATATTACTAGCCACTATCTTATTTATGAAGACCCGCAAGTAAAACAATATTACGATCAATTTCAGAACTCTTTGAGCCTTGGTCAGTACGATAGATTACGGAACCAGTATCAGTTTGCAAAACAAAACTTTGGTGAAAAAAGACCGTATGAGCAATGGTATGAAACAAGTGGTTTACCTGGTTATTTTCGCGGTTATGCTTTTCAGCAATGGCCTGAAGATTTTAATGAAATAGCCTATACGCCAGAACAACGCGCTATGTTTGACAAGATGATGGGATATTTAAAAGGCATTAAATGAGTCATCCAGCGCAGATTGAATTCGTTGCAGCATTACAAAATAAGTTTCCAGATTTCTTTATTAGAAAGAATGTTCTTGAAGTAGGAAGTTTAAACATTAACGGTTCAATAAGGCAGTTCTTTCAGCAATGCAATTATGTTGGGGTTGATCTTGGCGCAGGACGAGATGTGGATGTCATTGCCAAAGGCGAAGACTTATCCTATGCTGATGGCAGCTTTGATGTGGTCGCAAGTTGTGAATGTTTTGAGCATAACCCTGAGTGGGCTAAGACGTTTGGCAACATGGTAAGAATGTCTTGTGGCCTGGTATTTTTTAGTTGTGCAACCACTGGCAGAGCAGAGCATGGCACAAGGCGAAGTAACCCGCATGACGCTCCATTCTGCGGTGACTACTACCGTAACCTAACCGAAGAAGATGTGCGCTCAGAATGTGATTTAAGTGCTTTTAAGCAGTATGAGTTCAGCACAAATCATGACTGCCACGATCTTTACTTTTGGGGAATAAAATGAAAGAAGGCTTGTACGCAAACATCCACCAAAAACGTGCCAGGATAAAAGCTGGCAGCAATGAACGTATGCGTAATCCTAGTAGTAAAGGCGCACCAACGCGAGAGGCTTTCGTTAAGTCAGCTAAGACCGCCAGAAAAACCTCCCGCTAAGACTTCGCGGCGCTGCTATCCTTCCAGCGCTTTTTCCCCTGCCCACTCTCCGGCGGGGGTTTTTTTAATAGCAGTTTGTATTGCAGTTATTACCATAGCAGCAGGTAGTGCAAGTCACGCACCGACCCTGATCGCAATAAGTGTTGTAAGTGCAAGTTGCGTACACAAATGGTGCGGTGACTGCCAGCCACAGAGCAAACATATATTTCATCTTAACTCTCCTTTATAAGTTCACGGATTTCTGAAATAGATATTCCCAATTCCTCATGTATTGCCAGAATAAGATTCGGAGAAACTTTAAGTTTCTTGTGACGGATACGGCTAATCACAGTTCCTGCGCTTCCTAGTCTGTCTGCCAGCGCTTTGTCAGTCTTAACGCCAGCAAGTTTCATACAAGCATCAATCAATTTGTGCTGCGGTTTAAAGTCTTTTTCTTCTTCCATCATGCCTCCTTATGGTGATGCCAGTAGTGCGCCTTCAAACACATAAGTGCCTATGTGCGCTAAATGTACCCAGGGTGCTGCGTAAACCTCTCCACCGTTATCCCGCCATACTTTGCAGAAGTGGTAATCCTCTGACAAGAGGCGCTTAGTTTCTGGTTCAATGCTCTCAGTAAAGAACTGGCTAATCTTGTCTGCGCCAATCGTGCCGGACAAGTCGGTAACATCATTGACGTACCAGGGAACAACATCCTTTAGCTTCTCAAACACCTCACGCTTTATCAGCATGAAGCCAGTACCACCATTCCATATCTCTACTGGCTCATTGACAGGCACAGTCACGGTTCCTGCATAGTCCTTCAGGTTCACCACGAAACTGCCAGTGTGCCGCTTGAGTTCATCATTAGATACGCCAGCATCCATTGCATTTTTTACACTATCCCAGTTGATTTCTTTCTTAGGATAGATGCCACAGATAATGTCTTTGTCTGCGTCTATCATCTTCAGAATGTCTGGAGCGTTGAAACGAATGTCTGCATCAATAAACATTAGATGTGTGCAATCAGTCTTCAGAAAGCCATGAGCAAGTGCATTCCTTCCTCTAGTAATGAGGCTTTCATTAAACATAAAACTCATCATGCTTTCTATTTTATTGTCACGCAGTACATTATTTAGTTGCAGCAGGGATTGTGCGTAGAATCCAAAACACTGGCCTCCGTACATTGGGGTGCTGATAAAAATTTTAGTCATTTCACCATCCTATAAAACCATTTGTTATGTCTGCGCTGGCAGGTAATGGTGTACCCGTTCTCGCGCAGTTCGCTGATTATGCTGTTGACTGCACACACTCCTGCTTTTTTTATAATTTCCATAGTTGTGTATTCGCCTCCCCGCCCCAAAAGTTTTGCTACTTTCTGAAGACGCTCCGATTTATCAAAGTTCGCTGCATTCATGAAATATCCTCCACTCTAATCACCCATTCACCCTTGCTGTTCTTTCTGTGTCCATGCACTTCAATCCTAATACCGGCATCCCTGACAAACTGAACAGTCGGGCTATCCTGAATCTTCTTGATGCGCGTTGCCACTGCTGATGCTGTAACCTGGACTGCCAGCACTTCATTCTTTCTCAGTGCCAGCAAGTCGCACCAGCCCCACAAGTCTTGACGTATCCTTGCCCAGTGATTCCACTTCTCAACAATCTCAACGTGGTATCCCTGCTCACGCAGATACTCAAGACTTCTTTGAGTTGGGCTAAGTTTTGCCATCAGAAAGGAATTTCCCCATCGTCATACGACGTAACTTCTCGCGGCTGTCTTGCTTCTGGCTGCTTCTTATAGCTAGGATCAGGCACAAAGTTATCCTCTGCCAGTGAGACAAGCTCACCCACCTGAGTCTTGTGCTTCCATGCCGCCATCTTTACCCACTCGCCAGCGGCAATGTCACGGCTTGCCGTAAAGCCGCCCTTCCAATCAGGCTGCTTAGTGCCTTCTACCTTCTTGTCGTTCCAGTACAGTACGCCCCTTCCAGGCTCTTTAGAATGATTCTTCATTAAATGTTCTCCATAGAATTAGAAGCTGCAACAACACGCATTCTTGTGGCTGCGTCCAGCTTTTTAATTGTTTCGTCATTGACTTCCTTCAGGCGCTTCAACTTCTTGCGTTTGGTTTCCGTCTCCAGCTTGTTACTTGCCTTTATCCTGCCCACTAGGTCGTGGAAGGAAATCTCCCAACCTTCTAAATCCGTAGACACGCTGTACGGTTCCTCCGCTACTTCCTCCAAATTGTCTGGATGCGGTGTTAGCAGTGGAAAAAAACCATCACCCACTGGTTTATCCAGCACCTTCACGCTTTCCTTAATTTCTTCGACAACAACATCCGCTGCGCCCATATCTTTGACCGTAGCTTTTGCAGCCGGAGCTTGTTTAAAGTCTTCGGTTTCCTCATCAGTATATGTACCTGCGATACATCCAGGATAAACGGTTCTAATTCCTTCACTTATGCACCTCGATCTAAGCATTGCCCGTGGATAATTCTTCCAGTTATCTTTCCCTGCTAGGCCAATATCCTTCGCCATCTTCATAGTCCAATTGATAGTGACACTACCGCCAGCAGGGTGAGAGAACGTGCCTGTAACGCTTTCATTGGTGTACTCTGACCACTCCACTTTTCCACCGGCAGACTGAAACCTAGCCATCATGGAGTCAGCCTTCAGGCTAGGTCTTCCCTGGATAACGTGATAGTCACGCGCAGCCAGCGCAGGGTGCATTCCTTCTGCCTGTGCTATCAACATCAGCGCAACGGCTTGATCTACGTCCTTCACGCCGAATAGCTTGCTGGCTGTAATGGCTTTCGCCATCTTCTCAATATCGTTTATTGGTATTAGATTACTCATATCATTTTCCTATGTGTTTTGCATGAATACCGCAGAACGCTTTACCATCTATTTCTGTAGATGCTCTCATGTGACATTGAACTAGATGTTCAGCATAAATATAGTCGCCGCTTTCTGACTGAAGTCTTGTTGCTACTTTCACTGCTTGGCATCTCTTTGCGCCGCCTACCAAAATCCATTCTTTGTTTTTACAAGCAGGGCAAGTCTTTGTTTCAAATTTTTCCTCCCCTTTCATAAAAGGCTTGAGAGTCACATCTTCTGCATTGTTAATAAATTTTTTCATCTCGTCGCTTTCATTTAAGTAAAAAGCGGCGAGAACCTGGCGCTTCCGTGACAAACTTTTCATAAATGTCTGGCATGGCCTGTCTAAACAAGTCAGCATTGAATGACATACTTGGTTTGGAATTACGCCATGTCACCAATGTATGCCCTGTCACGCTGACAATTGATCCCCTTGTACCCATGTAACCGCGCACTGCTGTTTCAATCTTCTCTGCTTCTTCCTTCAACTGCTTCATCTTTTCCTTGTACACTTTGAGCGCAGCAATACCCTGCTCAACGGCTTGTGTGGCTATTGCCACTTCATCCGTATTCTTTGGAAAGCTGGCCTTGCAAGCGTCAATCGTTTCAGGATCAGGCAGGTTTCCTGATTGGACATAACCCCAACACGCTGCCATCTTCTTGATGAGTTCTTCCTTCATCTCTGGCGTGATATTGAAATGGAAGGTGCGGAACTTCTGTCCACCAAAGAGGACTGCAAGGTAAACCTCATCCACGTTATGAACGGTAGCTTCATGGATGCACTGCGTGAGATCAGCAACAGGAACCATGTTTGTTTCTTCATCGAACTTAGACATAACGCCAGCGTTGTAATTCTTGCATTCAACGAGTATTCGTCCATCTGCACTGATGTAATCAAAGTGAGAGCGCAGCCATTTCTCAGTCGGATGTGTAAGTGCATAGTCGGCATCCTTCAGTTCAATGCGGTGTTTATCCTGAAATAGTCTGGCAATCATTGGCTCCATTGTCTTGCCCATATCCAGGACTTCCTGAATATCTGACAAGTCTGGCGGCGGCATCTTTCCCTGCTTTTGTAGGATGACTTCACTGGCTTTGCCATTGACTGCCATGCGGCTATCTGAACTCCACCAAGCGCTATTGCGTACTGCTGGCTCAAAGTCTGCTTGATTAGGACTTGTCATAGTTCTTTTCCTTTAATATTGTTTCAATAATTTCAACTCCAACGAACCCTAGCCTTCTGTAATGTTCTTTTTCCTCATCCGTCAGCCCATGCCATTCGCGCTGTGGTGTACAGGTATGTATCTCAGCCGCCAGACGGTGAGCAAACCGATCTCCAATATCGTCAGTCATGGCGCACCCCTTTCCCTAATGGCAAAGGCGGCAAAAAAGTCTGAGCGCTGGTCACACAACTTCGCACAGGCTTCACGTTCTGCTTTAACGCCAGCTTGCCAGCCTTCCCATGCCCAATACGCAGCGCTTTCTAGACGATAGGGATTGTTCGCTGATAGATTCTCAGAATCCCACCATTCATTAAATTCTGCCTTTGTAATCAATTTCTCCATAACTAATCTCCTATTGAATGAATGGGTAGTGACCAGCCTTATGTGACTTGGTCAGCACTTCTAATATTTCCTTCATGTCAACATCTGCTGAATCTGCAATCATTTGCAGAAGCACCATGACAGTGGCTAGCCAGGCGTTTACGTCTTCCCCTAGTTCTTCCTCTAGGATCAAAGATAAACGCTCTAGGACTCGCCCTAAATGCTCTGGATTAGAAGGGCGCATCTCGCATGGCCTCCTCAAACTCTTGGCGGCGCATCTCACGCGCTGCTTCCGCATCTGTGTTCAAAACGAAAAACCTAGCTTGAGAGCCACAATAGTTTTCGCTTTCTCCTTGACGTTCTGCAAAGCAATAAGGGAAGTCTTCCTCGCCAGTAACTAGGCTGACAATAGTTAATTTAGGATTGATACAGCGGTCGCGTTGACCTTGATGATTGCCGTAAAAGGCACAGTCGATGCAGAGTTTTATGTCTTTCAGGTAGGCCATGCTAATCCCCTTTCACTGGGTCTAATCGTGCAACATTGCACTGGGTTAAATGTACTGCATTAAACTAAATTTCTGCAATGAATATTATCTATCAGGTTTTGGCTACTCATAGTCCATCAGTATCTGTGGATAAGTCTGTGGATAACCTGTGGATAACTCACATGGAATGTTTCTTGCAAAGATATAGATATACAAGTACTACTCCTTCGGAGTACTACACGACTATTCTTTTTATCTCAATATAAAAGCATATATAGACTGCTTAAAAAATAAGCAGTTATCTTTTGCCAAACTTAGGTTTCTTAGGTTTAGCTTTGAATCCCATTGCTTTGAACTTGGATGCAAGGTCAGTGGCTGCTGCTGGTGTGTAGTCGAAAGCCTGGTCGAGAATACTGGTCGGCTTAGTTTTCTCTTTGGGTCTCATGCCTGGCTGCGAGGCCGGGTGTGCGGGCGGGAATAATTGTTTTAGATTGGACTTCACTGCTCACCTCCTTCTGGATAGGGCTACGGCTTTATATACGGGCGCGTATGGCTGAAAAATGGGCGGTAGGTAGTCAGACTACCATACCACCCTAAGTCGGCTCAAAACGGCTCTAATCGGTTTCTGTTTCTGCTCTACTGTTTCTGACTTCATCCATGCGGTCGCTGATGCCGATTTGATAACCGTCCAGATAAGCGGTTTTATGCTCTGCTATTTCCGGTGGAAACGATATGTTTCCTGCTAATCCATCGCGGTATCCGTAATTCCGGAATATAGATTCATTGTTTTGATCCATGCTAATCCCCTAAAAACGCGCCACAAGGCAAAAAAATAGACCAGTACAGGTTAGGGTACTGGTCAAGTGGAAAAACGGCTTAAAACGTCTTTAATCCGTTACTGATTGAGATAGATCGATAGTCCATGAATGCGGTATCGGCTTATCAGGCCGGAATCCGTTTGATGGATAACCGCCGATGGCCTGAAAAGTAATGTTTCCGATTGTGAATTCATTGCGAATGCTATTGCTCAAATGTAAATAAAATGTACCGTAATCGGTAAATACTTTTGCTTTATAGCCAGGATTTTTAATCAATCGGGTTTTAAAAGTTTTCATATCTAATCTCCCTTAAATGGTATCTTTTTGGCAAGCGGTAAGTAATGCGCCTAAAGTGAATGTCAGAATCAGCAAACAGAATTCAGCGGTATCAAAATCGTCAATCAGGTATCCAATTGCTGAAACGATAAAGCCAGCAATAACCGCAAAGTATTGTATTTTTTTCATGTTATTCACCCTTAGTCTGCAAATGGTAAGTTGACAATTGTGCGGTTTTTCCCGTGCATAACGTATAAAGTGCCGATATTGGAATAAATAGCGCAGTAAACTCTGCGCCACTTAGAATCAATAGTCCGCACCATATAGCGCGTTGGAATTTTTGCTCCGTAGCCTGTAGCAGTCCAGGATAATCCGATTTCATGGTGTTTCATTGGATTGCGAATCATTGACGTTACTGGAATATCTAAGCGAATCAACTCGCCGTTAACAGATTCAAACATTGTCTAATCTCCGAAAGTGGAATGCCGGTAAACCCTCCGGCAAGGGTGAATCATTAAGCGGCAAGCAATTCATCTTCAGTGGCTTCAGCGCTATTAAAAGCCAGAATGTAATCGGCAGCTGATTGTGCTAAGCCACTGGCTTTGAAAATCGCTTTAGGATCATTTTTAAGGCATTTCAGCCATGATTCGATATAACCGGCATGGCGCAAGTCACCCTTGATACCATGATTGCCGCAAAGAAAAGCAGCGCCTAGTTCTGCAACTAATTCTTCAAAAGCATAGTCAGGATTGCCAAAACGGCCTTTGCTGATATCACGATCACACCGATTTTTATCGCTTGTCCAATGAGTTAGCTCATGGAAAGCGGTAGCGTAGTAATGCTCAGCGGTTTGAAACGTGCCTATTTCCGGCATTCTGATAATGTCAGAACTAGGGATGAAACAAGCGGTATCTCCGCCATGCGTGATTCTTGCGCCACTGTTCTGAATTGTCTTTTCGCAATTATCAATGCGCTGATTGTCGTTTTGTTTATCTTCACTTTTGACAATCTCAATACCGTCAACCTGTTCTACATTGAAGACAAAATACGCTTTTGCAAAGGCATATTCTGTTTTCTCGCCGCTTGTCTTATCTGTTCCGGTAGCTTTAGACCAGAAGATGATTTTGGCTGCTTTTTCGCCTGTTCTTACTTGTCCGCCCATTTCTTGCCACTGCTTATAGGTTCCCCAAGCTGGATTAGAGTAGCCTTTGATACCGCCTACCATTGCAAGCAATAGGCGATTGATACCGCGATATGCTTTTTGCGACACTACGTTTTTATCTGCGCCCATTGGCGCATTCCAAGGCTTAATCCAAGGCGTAGCGCCTTTTTCCAGCTCTGCAATGATTGAATCAGTAATTTCTTGATAGATATTCATTTTGTCTAATCCTTATCTAATGAATGAATGTATGTGATACAGATATGAATATATACTATTATATTATTATCGCAAATAATATATTCTAATGAGAATTTAAAGTTTAATATCGGAAAGCTATATACATATCTATATGGAAA